GCTTCTCAGGGCCTGGGCCAGGCGGCGAGTAAAGGCACCGACCATAAGGACAAGGAGGCGTGGCAGGAAGGCCAGGAGACCGCACGCAACTGGGAGAACTATGCCAAGGAATCCGACGCCGCGATCAACTGCTTCATGTGCATCATGGCCGAGTCCAACTGGACCATGTACGCCAACAACGCCGTACCGACCAGCCTGAATTTCCCGCACGAGGGACTGAGCACCGACGGCACCTCGGTGGGCCTGTATCAGCAGACCGAGGGGAACAATTGGGGCAGCGTCAAGCAGCGGATGAACGTGCGTGAGTCCACCGAGATGTTCCTGACGAGACTCAAGGCACACTCCGACTGGCGGAACATGGATCGCGCCGTTGCTGTTCAGGCCGTACAGGGTTCGGCGTTTTCCGATGGGTCCAACTATAAGAAGTGGGAGCAGGAGGCGATCACCGAGGTTCGTCAACTCCGGCAGAATCAGACTCCCAACACCCCCGCTTCGGCCACCACCGACCCCACCAAGGTCACTCTCCCCGGCGGCGAAGGCACCAACAGCATTCCTGTTCCTCCCGCCGCAGCCTCCACCGTCACCAACGCGGTTGCCGGAGCGGCCACCGGCAGTCCGGCAGCGGCCGAGGCAGCCACTGGAGCCAAGCCCCGGTTCGATACCCAAGGCGCGATCAATTTCGCCCGTGCGCAGATCGGCAAGCCCTATGTGTGGGGTGGTACGGGCCCGGACGGCTACGACTGCTCGGGGCTGTGCATGATGGCCTATCGGTCCATTGAGCTTGAAATACCCCGAGTCACTCAACCTATGCTTGCTGGCTTGCAACGAATCACAGCGGCTCAGGCTAAGCCCGGCGACTTGATGTTTCCCAACAATGTCGAGCACGTTGTGATGATCAGCGACGTCCCCGGCATGATCATCGAGGCCCAGCAGACCGGGGTACCGATCCACGAAGTCCCGTATTCGGCAGCAGGTATCGACCCCTCCTCGGTCCCAATCGCCCATGTCCCAGGTGCTGAATGGGGTGGAGCCGATCCGTCGGCTCCGTTCAATGCCTTTCCCACTAGTCCAGGTAATCCACCGGGCACGGTGACCAGCGGTCCTGATGGCACCGCTGCCCAGACCTCGGCCAAGGAGCCGATTGCGCGAAACTTGTTCACTTACATGTTCATTGCGCCTCCCGGCAGTGCCATCTCGAACCTCTTCGGCGGCCAGCCCGGCGAGGAGGAGAAGGCGTTCATGAACGATCAGTCCATGATGCCGACCGTAATCTCCATGGCCACAGCGGGTTTGCGCAAATTCGCCAGTGCTCCCAACGGTGACTTCATGGCCTACTACCCCGATTATTTCGGGATGGATGGCAAACAGGCGGTGCTCAAGCTCGAAGACATCGAGATGAAGAACGTCCAGATCGATCTCAACGACGACGCGCTGTGCACTCATGCCTACGTCGCGGGATCCCAGGCCCTGACGGCCGGAACAATGGGTACCTGGGGCTGGATCATGAGCAAGGGCTTCGCCACCGTCGAGAACGAATGGCTGTTCCGCCGGATGACGCTGGGAGCCCCAAACGTCCCTGGGGAGGTGATGCAGAACGGCAAGGCGATCATGAAGAAGTTCGGTGTGCGTCCGATGGTCAAGGAGATGTCCATGTTGCGCACCGGGCCGATGGAGTTCCTGGCCGCCGTGCAGCTTTTCATGGAGAACTGGGCCCAGCAGTACTCCACCAACATCGACATCTGCTTCATGCCGGAACTGATGCCCGGTAACCGTATTGAGCTGGTCGGTCACGGCCTGCAGGTCTACGTCTCCCAGGTGACACACACCTGCGACTGGGAGAATGGCTTCTCCACCCAGGTCACCATCTGCGCTCCGTCCACCACCGGCCTGGGCCGCATGGTCAGCAGCCTGCAGAGCACCGCCAGCCAGGACAAGAACGCCAACAACGACATCGCCAACAACTCGTCGGCCTGGTTGTATTGATGGCCGGATTCGCACCCTACAGCACGACTCAGACCACCTCTGAGCCGGTGGCAATCGTCTCGGTCGACATCAACGCCCGAATGGCTAAGGGGCTCACCAGGCTTCGCACCATTCTGAACATCAACTGCATGTACCCCGTCGGTGGCATGTACGTCATGCCCGCCGAGGGTGACCAGTGGTATGTCGATCGTCTCGATAACGCCTATTGGAAGCTGACGGCGCGAATTCCGTTCAACGACAACAACACTCTGCTCGAACCTGTGCAGGGGCAGACCGTCATCGGTGGCACCGGGCCCGTCGAGCTGAACGGGTCACATGTCAACGTCCACGGCGATGCCAATATCAATGGCGCGTTGTCTGTCGGCGACGTGACGCTCAAAGACATCGACGGGAAGCTGCAGCAGAGCAGTGACGGCGGGCAGACCTTCACTGAGATCGCGGGCAAGGCCGACATCGAAGACATCACCGGCCTGACCGAGATCCTCGACAACAAGATCGACAAGCCCCTCATCCCGATCACGCCGGGCACCCACACCAAGATCACCTACGACGAGAACGGTCTGATCATCGCCGGGGAGGATGCCGCTCCCACCGACATCACCGGCCTGGTGCCGATCCTGGATGCTAAGTCTCCGATCGTTCACGACCACACCATGACCGAGGTCACCGGGCTGGACACTGCATTGGCCGGAAAGGCTGCTGTAGACCACACACACACCGCAGACGGCGCATCCCTAGACCCTGACCTGGTCGACATCGGTGCGCTCGTTCCGGCCGATCTGGACTTCATCCAGCGCATCTCCGGGCACTGGTCCAATGTCCCGCCGAGTGCCGTCAAGGGCGGGCTGGATCTGTCCTTTCTCGACATTGGCGGCATCCTGAGTGGTGGGCAGATTCCCGGTCTGGACGCCTCCAAGATCATTAGCGGCCTCTTCGGCACCGGCTTGATCCCTGGCCTCGATGCGTCCAAGATCATCAGCGGCAGCTTTCTGACGTCGCTGATCCCCGGTCTCGACGCGGGCAAGATCACCTCGGGCATCTTCGGAGCAGGTCTGATTCCCAGCCTGGATGCCTCGAAGATCGTCTCGGGCATCCTGGGCCTGGCTCAGATTCCCGGCCTCGACGCGCTGCACATCCCCACCCTCGATGCCTCCAAGATCGGCACCGGCCAGTTTCTGACGTCGTTGATTCCCGGCCTGGACGCCAGCAAGATCATCACCGGCCTCTTCGGTCTTGCCCAGATACCCGGTCTGCCCGCCTCACAGATCACCAGCGGTCAGTTCCCGCAGAGCATGGTGAACATCACCAATATCGCGGCGGGCATCGTCAATGGTGTCTTTACTGCGGGCCAGATCCCCAACCTGGACGCCACCAAGATCACCACGGGACTCCTTGACCTACTTCGGATTCCGGGTCTTGACCTCAGCCACATCCCCAGTCTGCCTGCTTCCCAGATCACCTCGGGTGCATTCCTGTCCACCTTGATCCCTGGCCTGGACGCCAGCAAGATCATCAGCGGCGTGTTCCCCCAGTCGATGATCACCGGACTGGCAGGCGATCTCGCCAAGTACCTGCCCACCAGTATCTTCAACGCCAGCGCTACTGCTGGGACGAACTTGGTCATCGACCCCGGTTTTGAGGATGTCACCATCGGGCGCAACCAGTGGTGGGCAGCGGGCGTCGGTAATGGATACACCACTGAGCAGACGCACGGCGGCACGCACAGTATCAAGCTCAGAGAGGGTCCAGACGGCTGGGATGGGTTCGATTTACTCTCTATTCCGGCCCCTGGCTCCCCAGATCAGCTTCCCCCACAAGATATATCCATCAAGGTGACGCCAGGTCAGAAGTATTATTTTGAGATCTGGGTTCTTCCCGACGGATCAGTCGGAACGATCGATTTTGGAGTTGCGTTTCGCAAAAGCTCAGATCCCTCTTCGTATTACGCAGAAACGGTGGGCGTAACCGGCGTCGAGTGGGTCGCAGGCACGCCTTCGCCACCAGCGTATGTCTGGACGAAGCTCAGCGGATACAACACTGTGCCAGCAGGTTATGACCTGATGGAACCGTATTTCGAAATGACTGACGACGCACCAGGTTGGGTTGTCTACGTCGATGACGCTGTTGTCCGTGAGGAGACTGCCAGCCAGAACATCATCAACCAGTTGTTCGGTGGCACAGACATTCTCGATTTGATCCTGCCCGACAGCATCCCCGGTCTGGACGCTACCAAGATCATCAGCGGTACGTTCCCTCAGTCGATGCTCGACATCCTCGACATTCCGGCAGGTCTGGTCTCCGGCATCCTGGGCGGGACGCAGATCCCGCTGCTCGACGCCTCCAAGATCGGTTCCGGCACCCTCTTGTCGAGTCTGATCCCCGTCCTCGACGCGGCCACCAAGATCACCGGCATCCTGGGCCTGGGTCAGATTCCGGCACTGGATGCCTCCAAGATCACCACTGGCATCTTCGCTGATGCGTTCGTGCCTGGTCTGTCAAATCGCTTGCTCACCAACCTTTTTAACCAGAAGACCAAGACCGGTAGCAACCTTGTCATCGGCAGTGACTTCGAGGACACCACAATCCCTCGCGAAGCCAGTTCCGGCATCGGTTCGCCGTACAGCTTCAACACCCTCGGCTATACCACCGAACAGGCGCACAGTGGAACACATTCATGGAGGTTGACCGCTGCAGGTGGGTATGAGAGCGTCTGGTTTTCGCCTTATATCGGGCAGCCAGGCACCTATGGTAGCGGAACTCACGAACCTGCTGCTGGGATCAAAGTCCAACCGGGACAGAAGTATTACCTAGAAGTGTGGGTGTACCCCAAGGCGACTAACACCGCTGCTGCGGGAATTTTCACGGTGGCGCATCTGGTCGACTCCACGGGCGTCAACCCCGTCACATATCCAGGATTCTGGGGAGACACTCAACCCCCGAATGGAGCATGGGCAAAACTTGCTGGCTACCTTACGATTCCAGCCGGATACGACACGATCTACCCTGCTTTCAGTACCAGTCCCTCAACCCCCGCAGGGAACGTCTACTACATAGACGATGTGGTTCTGCGTGAGGAGACTGCCAGCCAGAACATCATCAATCAACTGTTCGGCAGTTCGTCAGTACTGCCGAGCATTCTACCCGGTGTTATTCCGGGGCTGGATGCCACCAAGATCACCAGCGGTATCTTCAACCTGCTTCAGATCCCCGGCCTCGACGCTTCCCGTATTCCCCTGCTCGATGCAAGCAAGATCACCACGGGTCTTCTCGGTCTGGCCCAGATCCCGGCGCTGGATCTGACCAAGATCCCCAATCTTCCTGCCTCTCAGATCACTTCGGGACAGTTCCTCACTGGTTTGATTCCCGGTCTCGACGTCAGCAAGATAATCAGCGGGGTCTTCCCGATTCCCCGCATCCCCGCGTTGGATGCCACCCAGATCACATCGGGCACCTTCCCGCAGAACATGGTCGCGAACCTGCCTGCCAATCTGTCCAACATCTTCACCACGATCACCTCGCCGGTCGCCTCGAACCTGCTGCAGAACGTGCCGGTGTCGGCCATCGGTCAGTTCAACCCCGAGCTGTTGACCAACCCCAACTACGACACGCTGGGATCGGTGTCCGGTGGGTCGACTAGCTGGACTTGGGATCCCGCCGTTAGCCATACCGCAGGCGCTACCGGGTCGGCCAGGTTCACCGCCAACGGCACTACCGGACAACTGCTTTCGGACCCGCCGATTCCGGTGTCCCCCAACCAGGTGCTCACCATCTCGCACTGGCTGCAGTGGTCTGGTGTTGCCGCTACCCCTGGTGTTGCCTTTCGGCTCAGCGTGGCTGCTTATCTGGGCATTGGGATTTCCAATACCGTTGACCTTCAGACCGTCTCCACCCCCGCCGCCTCCTCGGGCTGGACTCAGCTCTCCGGTCAGTACACCGTCCCGGCAACGGGCGTGGACAACATTCGGCTGCAACTCACCGTCACCTCGCTGGTCACGGCGGGCAGCATCTGGTGGGACGACGGTTCGGTCAAAAAGACCCAATTGCTCAACGAGGCATGGACAGCGGGCCTGCCGGGTGATCTCAACAACCTGCTCTCCGGGATCAACGCGCGGGCACTGATCACCGACCTCACCGGGCTGCAGAGCAATCTGGGCCTGGGCGATTCGTCTTTGACCGCAATCACCAATCGGCTCGCCGGTCTCGGCTCTGGCGGCGGCTTCGACGCCAGCAAGCTCGGAAACATTAACAACATTCCCCAGTTGCTCGCCGCTAGCGTGGGGGGCATCGGTGGTATCGGGAACATCGGGGACTCGATGCAGCAGACCTGGGACACCGTGGCAGGAGCCTCTGCGGGCGCGGGCAGCCTGACAGGAATCCTCAACCGGTTGACCAATCTCAACACCAGCGGTCTCTTCCACTCCGGTTTTCTGTCCAACATCACCAGCATTCCGCTGTTGCCACAGGCGAAGATCCCGGCTCTGGATGGCAGCATCATCCAGTTCGGCAAGGTGCCCATCGGCCAGATTCCCATCGGAAACGCTCCTACCGAACTGAACCGACTCACCCTCCCCGACGTAGGCCAGACTCTGGACCAGATCACCAATGCCTGGGTCGGCCAGGTCTTTAACCCCTTCACCGGCACCGACCCAGACATGGCCCGTCAGTCGATGGACAGCTTCTACTCGTCCTTCCTGAGCCTCACGCAGAAGGTGCAGGATATCCGCTCCACCCAGACCGCCACCGACGTCTCCGGTACTACCGTCACGGTCAACTTCGGCGATCTGCCGGATGGGCCACTGCCGTCGAGCTTCACCACCACCTACGTCGGAACTGGAACATCGACGATCGGCATCACCAACGGCGCGGCGGGCTGGCGAACCCAGGTCAACAATGGTAACCGGACGGGCATAATCGTCTACAACATCGCCCCGACCAGCACCGACTTCCAGATCGTGCGCGGCACGCTGTCCGGCGCTCCACCCGGTGACAACGGCGGCAGCAAGCCCATGATTGCCGCCATCGGGCGGGTCGACAACCCCGCCAATCCGCGCAACTACGTCTGGGCGCGCGGCTACAACGACGGCTTCCTGACGTACAAAGGGGATGTCGGCTGCACGGTCAACGGCGTGGATACCACCTGGTTCAGCGGCATTCCCCTGACGTGGTCGATGGACATCAACATCATCTTCGGCGTCGGCGGCAATCCTCGTCGCTACCAAGTCTTTTCAGGTACCGAGTTGGTCAAGGACTTCCTGGAGCCCGGCACTGCCAGCAGGCTTGGCGCTGGCTTCCGGTACTGGGGTTGTCGAACCGATCTTAAGACCGATTCCGGCAAGGTCATCGCACCGCCGTCCATCGTCGGCACGTCGGTGAGCGACAACCAGCCGCCCGCTGTGACGGGGTGTACCTTCCGCGCCTACCGGGCCAGCACTGGCGGTGTCACGTTCTCGGGGACCAGCGTGGTGCCCACCACTCCTCCGTATTTTGATACCCCGCAATACAGGTCCGCCGACATGGGTTGGGACGGTGCCAATCTCACCATCGGCACCGAGGGCACCTATCTGGTCAACATCCGCTACAAGACTCCGAACATCCCTGGCGGTGCCAAGGCCGACGTGGCGCTGGCCCAGACGGGCATCGGCCTGGCACGGCGGATGGGCAGCGGGTTTGCGGACTCGTCGTTCGGGGCCAACTCGGGCAGCGCCATGTTCGGCTCGGCGCTGGTCTACTGCAAGGTGAATGACGTTCTGACGCCTGGCTATATCGTCTCGGCCAATGTCTCGTCAACGGGTGAGACAACCGGTACCGAATCATATTTCGAAGTCGCCCTAGTGAACAGGAGCATGGCATGAGTGTGCCAATAGAACCACCCGTGTTGGAGAAGGCCCAATTGGAGCAGATCGCCAGTGTCGCAAGCGAAGAGGGTGGAGAACCGCTTACCGGCAATCAGGCTGCTGCCCTCATTGCCGCCTATCACAACGTCATCTCCGGCGATCCCGTCGGCACCATGCGGCGCGATCCCGAGACCGGTGCGATAGCCCTGAAGGTGCAGGATCCAGGTGGCCTGATGCTGTGGCGGATCAGTGTGCCCGACGGCACTCAGTACAACGATCTGCAGCCCACCCTGACCTGGCCGCTCCTCGAAGTCTGACATGGCATGGGTCGTCACTCCGCCCACTCCGGCCCAGAAGAGTTCGACGGGCTGGGTGACTTCCCCCACCACCACACCGAGCACTCCTCAGACGGGCTGGGTCGGTAGCGGCCAGGTCACGATCACGGGTAGACCGTCGGGCAGCGGTCAGCTCGCTGTTACCACCACATTGGCCCGTCCATTCGTCACCGCGTTGCTGGCCGGTAACGGCACGCTCTCTGCCACCTTGCTCAAACGCGAGTACCGCGTCGTTGCGTTGGCTGGGGATGGCACGTTCACTGCTGGGCGCACCACGGTGGGGTATTTGGCTCCTCAATTCAACGGTGACGGTGTCTTCGGCGGCGGCGTGGTGTCGACTCACCAGGAGGCCCAGTTCAGCGGTGCAGGACTTCTGGAGGGCTGGTCAGACGGCCTACACGCCAACGTCGGTATCGGCTACGGCATCAATGTGAACTTCACGGGGGACGGCAGCCTGGTGCCCTATTTCGCCGAGATCCATTTGCAGTTCGCGGATTTCGCGAGCGCGGGCACACTGTCGAGCACCTTCACGCCCAACCTGATGGCCAATCTGGCGGGCAGTGGTGTGCTCAGCGCCCAGGCGTTTGCGCTCTATGTGCGTACGGCTGCCCTGTTGGCCTCGGGCACGCTGTCGGCCACCGACTTCGCGAATTACCTGCGCTCCATTGGGTTTACCGGTGCGGGTGCGCTCACCACCCTGTTCCAGGCGCTACTCACTCCCGCCGGGGGAGGCACTGGGACGGTCAGCGCACTGGTCAGTCAGAAGTACTCTCTCGCCGCCGCACTATCCGGTAACGGGGCGCTGTCGGCTTCGGCAGTACAGCAGTCTGTGTCAGTCCCGCGCGCTGCTGCCTTCAGTGGCCCCGGCACCCTCGCCGCGCAAGCCATCCAGCGATACACCACTTCCCCTGCCACCGTTGCCCAACTGGTAGGCGTCGTCTACTCGCAGAGCAGCCTGTGGGCCAGTAGTGGTGTTACCGCTGCTAACTACGCCGGAATGAACGACAACAGCGCCAGCACAGGTGGCACCGCCACCGACATCACTCCAACGCCAACCCATATCACCGCCGATATGGGTGTTTCGCAATTCATCCATCACATCACGGTCGGCTACGACTACCTGAACACTATCGGCGCGGGGGACTGGGGCGTTGCTTTCACCGAAGGGCTGACCGTTCAAGGATCCAACGATGGTTCGGCTTTTACCGACATCACCACCACCCCAACCTATGCCAGCAGCGGTTCATCCAATGGCCTGGTGAATATCGCCATCAACCAAACCTGGCGTTACATCCGGCTGAGGCATCCCACCGACTACTACATGGCCTGCACCGAACTGGAAGTCTACGGTTCGGTACTGCTGGGTGGCGGCGGCACCCTGTCGGCCACTCCAGTGGCGAGTTACGCAAGTAGTGCGGCACTCTCCGGTAACGGCACGCTGACAGCGACCGCCACCGGGACAGTCACGTTTGCGCCGTTTAGCGAGACGAATACCCCGCGCACCAACCAGCCCATTCCGACTGGTTTGCCGACGGGGGTCTGGGTGACGCTGATCGGCGCGGGCGGCGGTGGTGGCCAGGGCGCACTGGGCAACCTGTCCAATCGTGCTGGTGGCGGCGGGGCGGGTGGAGCCGCCAAGGTGGGTCGTAGTTTCGTGCCATTGGCCAACCTCGGCTCGACGTACTCCGTTGCCCGCCCGCTGGGTGCTGCGCAGGTGACCGCCGGGGCAGCGGCGACGTTCTCCAGCGGCTCAGTGGTGCTGACCGCGAACGGTGGCGGGGCGGGCGGTAATGCCAGCGCCAACACTGCAGGCACCGGAGGGGCTGGCGGCACCGCAACGCAATCGGGCATCACCGGCATGACGCTCATCAACGGCACGGCAGGGGGAAACGGTGGTGTGTCCAACACTACGGGCTTGACGGCTGTCAACAACACGGCGGGCGCAGCACCCGGTGGCGGCGGTGGTGGCGGCAGGAACAGCCTTGGCACTCCGCAGAGCAGTGGGGCAGGCGGCAACTCGGTGAACGCATCAGGCGGCGCTGGCTCTACGTCCTCCAACATTGCTGGCTCTCCTGGCGGTAACGCTGCCGCTGGCCAGCCCGGCGGCGGCGGTGGTGGTGGGCCTGGCTCCAGTAACGCCACCACCAATAGCTCCCTCGGCGGTAACGGCGGCACCTACGGCGCAGGCGGCGGTGGCAGCGGCTCCGGTCAGGTCATTGCTGCCGGTGGCGCGGGCGCTGATTCCTACACCCTTCTGGAGTGGGTCTGATGGTTAGCCCTACCGATCTCACCGGGCTAACCGTTTGGCTTGATGCCTCACAGTTGACCCAGGCCGACGGTGTGTCCATCGGGACACAATGGTCTGATCTGTCCGGTGGTGGGCATCACGGGGCGGTGGTCGGTTCCCCGGCCCCGGTGGTGAAGACCAACGCGCTCAACGGGAAACGAGTAGTCCGGTTTGCGGCGCACGAGGGCCGGATACGCGGCAATGGGATGTGCACCGCCGGGAGCTACGACCTGACCGTCCTCTACATCGGGCGGATGTGGGGCACCAACCTCGGGCGCATCTTCACCAACACCTACCCGCCGTACAACTTTCTGGTCGGAACCTATTCCGGCAGTGCCTATCCCGGTATGTACGACAACGGTTGGGTCGGCCCCACACCGGCATCCCTGTCTGGTCCCTCCCAGTGGATGCTCTATGGGGGTGTCTGCACCAGCTCGCTGCAGACGCTCTATGTGAATGGCGCGACGGCGGGGACGGGAGCCAGTAGCAACGGTCATGACAGTCTGTGGAACCTCTCCGGTTACGACGCGACCGCCGACACCGAAACCTGCGACTGCGAGATCGCCGAACTGGTCGTCTACAACCGGGCGCTGACCACTACCGAACGACAGGCGATCGAGAACTATCTCAGCGCGAAATGGTTTCCACCCGTCCTGGACGACTTCAACCGAGCCAACTCCAGCATTACTGCGGGCACGGATTGGATCAACCGCAATAACACGATGGGCATCAGTGACAATGCCGCCTACGGTGTCGTGTCGGGTGCGTGGAATGTGGCGTCCTACAACACCCCGGCGACTGCCAACGACATGGAGGCGTCCATCCGGTTGGGTGTGCCCGCTGGCGACCTGGGATGGGACTTCTGTTATGTCGGCATCGGCTTCAACGCTGCCGGTGAGGGCGTGTTCGTTGACACCAACGCCATCGGGGGCGGTTTCTCCATCTACACCCAAACCGATTGGGCGCTGGGCGGATTGGTCAATCAGGCGAATCTGGGCGCTACTTGGGTCATCGGCGACATCCTCACGATCAAGCGCGCGGGCAACATCTACACGGTCTACAAGAACGGCGTAAACACCGGCCTGAATTGGACCGACAGCGGTGGTCTGGTTCCCATCGACAGCAGCCACCGCACCGCCGCGATAGGCGCATACGAGAACGGGACGGGTTCCCGCCGCATCGACTCGTTCACCGCGAGCCCGGTAGGGGGAGCGATACCGACCCCGGTATCGGCAACTCTGACCGGTGCAGGCGCACTGAGCGCAACAACGTTTGCGAGCTATCCCCGTGCCGCAGCCTTGACGGGCGCAGGCACGTTGTCGGCGACGACGGTCAAGGTGGCCCCGGTATCGGCTGCGCTGGCCGGTGCGGGCACGCTGTCGGCGACGACGGTCAAGGTGGCTCTAGTCTCTGCTGCGCTGGCTGGTGCGGGTGCATTCTCGGGCAGCGCGATGATGTTCATCGCCTTCGGCGGGATACCACCCGCCACAGGCAGTCTGAGCGCGATCATCGCCATCGGGACCGGCGTCTACCCCGATGTCACGGGGGTGGGCACGTTGTCGGCGATGGTCTATGGGATTGTGCCCAAGACCGCGAGTTTGTCCGGCAGCGGGGCGCTGAGCGCCAGGATGGACCGGGCGCTGCCCGTCGCCTGGTCCGGCGGCGGTGTGTTGGTTACGGCTACCCAACAGATCTATTCCAAACAACCGGCCCTCTCGGGTGGCGGCACCCTGGCCGATCCCGCCTTCTACGGCACCGGATTCAAGTCGGTGGACGCCAACGGGACCGGCACCGTCTCGGCGACCTGGATGGCCCGCCCGTTCGTCTATCCGGTGTTGGCCTCGGCGGGCACGATGGCCGCCACGCTGGGCATGCAGTACCTGCGCAATGGTCTTCTGGCGGGTGACGGCGCGCTCGCCGAAGCACACAAGCAGATCTATGCCCCGGCAGCCACATTGAGCGGCGATGGCGTTTTGGTGGCCACTGACACGCAGCTCTACGCACTGGCTCCCGGCCTCAGCGGTGACGGCACGCTGTCGGCCACCGTCGATGTGCCTGCATTGGTAGTCATCAGTACCTTGGCGGTCACTGCGGCAACGATGTCTTTGCCGCCTCATGCTCCTGGCGATCTTCTTCTGGTACTCGGTGTTGGTTCCGCCGGAACCACCATGAGTGCCGCAGCGGCGGGAGGCACGGTGCCGACGTGGAACACCATCGACACCAGTGGCGCAAATCCAGGCACTCTCCTTGCCTGGGCGGTGGCGACCGCAAGCAACCACACCACTGGTTCCTGGACTAGCGCCACCCCTGCATCGATGTGTGCCATCGTGCTCCGCAATCAGGCACCGGGATCACCCATCGGTGGTCATGCAAAGACATCGGGCCAGAGCGTCACCCCCGTCGTTGCGCCCGCAATCACAATGGCCAAAACCAACGGCACGTCCATGCTGCTGCACTTCATCGTCTCCCGGTGTTCAAGTGGCAATGCCGCCTGGCCTGTTGCACCCGCCGGATACATACGACAACTCACTCACTCTCCTGTCCCGGCCTATCCCACCTCAAAGCTCGCCATAAACAGCAAGAACGACACCACATCTGACGGCGCGTGTTCGCAACCCACGGGTGATTCTGCTGCTCCTATCGGGGCACAGGGGTTCACCGTCGAGATCCTGAGGCGGTGATCTGGAGTGGGTGTGATCACCATGTGTTCTTGCCCGCGAGCGCGCGGAACAGGTGAGCGGAACCAAGTGGGTTCCCCATCTCGAAGGAAGTGATTCCGTTGGCCATAGCCGTGGCTGCGACTCGCCAGAGCCTCGCCGACCAGTACAAGACCCTCGGTACCTGGATAGGTGTTGCTACCGCTGACCCTGGGACAACGGCAACTCCTGCCTCGGAGGCCTCTGGCGGAGCGCCCGCATATGCCCGCAAGCAGACGACGTGGACAAGTGGTGCAGGAGGTGTGATAAATGGGTCGGCTGTGACCATCGATGTGGCTGCAGCAACGTACACATATATCCTTCTTGCGTCTGCTACCAGCGGAAATAACATGATTGATAAAGCGGCAGTTACATCGGTTGTAATGTCGGCACAGGGCCAAATTGTCGTTACTCCGACATATACGCAAACGTAAAATTCAGCCATTGTTGAATGGAATTGAATTATGAGTGAAGAAATGCCAAGTGGCGGCGGATTAAATGAAGGCACCCTGTCATTTTTGGTATGGCCGACTTATGCCGGAGCCGTTAATGAGAATGGCGAAGAGCCGATGGGAAGCCCGGATTATGACCGGGGTCAGATCACCTGGTCGATGAACGAGCAGGGCCGTCTGGTCGGTAGCACCAGGATCAACATCCCACGCGGAAACCTGGACTGGACCCACATCATCTACTGCCATAACCCGTCCGTGGCCGGTTTCATCGTTGCCCAGAAGCTGACTCACCCGATACGACTGCCCGACGGCGGAACCATCGACCTCCTCGACATCACCGACGGTGATGTCTCCTTCCTCAATCCAGATCAGGTGCTTCATGACTAGTCCCACCCCCGATAACTATTCGACTGGCGCGGTTAAGCAGGACGAGCAGACGCTGGCCGTCGCGGTGCGTACCAACATCCTGGACCCCGACGGGCTCAAGGACTGGGGAATCATGACGACGGACAGGGGCGGTCATTACGCCTCCTGGGAAGAGGTCCAGAACTGGCGGGACATGAGTCCCGCGTGAGCTATTCGTTCCGCATCGCCGATGGCGACTTGGTAGGGATCGGCAACCAGCTCGATCTTGTCTTCGGTGTGGACAAGCTCAAGCAGGACATCGACTTGTGGATGCGTGAGCGATATGGCGGCGATCGGTTCCATCTCGCCATGGGCTCGATTCTGCAGGACTTCATCGGCGACATCGTTTCCGGCTCCACCAGGGCCGAGGTGCACGCCGAAGTGCTGCGGGTGCTGCAGAACTATCAGGCGGTCCAGTTGCGCCGTCTGAAGGAAAGCCCACAGATGTTGAGCACCAGCGAGTTACTGGTCTCCGTCGACGACATCGCGACCAATGTCAGTTTCGACACCGTGATGGTGGCGATCAAGCTGCGTAACGGATCCGACCAAGCCACCACCATTCGGATCAACACCAGTCTCTAGGAGGTCGAAGTGACCAAAACGCCTGACACCATCAGTCAGGAGATGCGGGCCAAGTTGTCCATCACCGCACCGGGCTTCTCCATGGAGCTGGGCACGCCCGAGCGCAAGATGCTCGACGCGGTGGCCGAGTCCATCAGCGAGTGCTATATCGACCAGTACCTACTGGGCTCGCTGCTGGACGTCGAGGCCAAGGCCGGGCTGGAGCTGGAGCAGTTCGTCGGCATCTTCGGCTACGGCCGTCTGCAGGGCAAGAAGTCTCAAGGCGTTGTGCGGGTGGAGCTTACGACCGCCAACGCTCAGGACATCCCGGTCAACCTGGGCACCCAGTTCTATACCCGTCAGGGCCTGCCGGGCACTTCTAACCCGCTGTACTTCTCGGCCAAGCAGGCGTCGGTGATCCCGGCGGGTACCTATGTCACCGACGTGCCGGTGGAGTGCACCATCGTCGGCACCGCAGGCAACGTGCCGCCGGACTCCATCGTCTACCTGGGCGAGATCATCGGCGCGTCCTCGGTGACCAACCTGACCTCGATGACCGGCGGGGTGGACCCGGAGTCCGACGACGAGCTGCGTCAGCGGTTCAAGGACACCTTCATGCGCAACGTGGCCGGGACCGAGGACTGGTACCTGGGGCTGGCTTACCAGAACGCCAGCATCTCAAAGGCGCTGTGCATCGGGCCCATTCGCAAGTACGCCACCCAGATCAACGTCCCCAGCGCCACCCTGACGCTGCCCGTCAGCGCCGACGTCAAGTACGCCTGGCCGGGCGGGGAGAGCGTCTTCAAGAACCTGGGACAGGCCGACGAAGCGTTCTACCGGCCGATCGACGACTACGTCTTCGTCTCCGGCTCCAGCCCGCAGATCCAGCGGGTGGCCACCGGGGTGATGGTGGAGGGCGAGGTCATCGACGTCGAATTCGAGTACACCACACGGTCTTCGCGCAACGATCCGCTCAACGGGATCTGCAACAAGGTCGACGTGTTCGTCAACGGGGCCAGCCCGTTGTCGGTTGTCGAGCGCACCATCGTGCCCGCCCAGACGCTGTCCACCAATCCGGCCGATCCGCTCTACATCGGCAACTTCGCCCGCGTCGGCACCGCTGGGACGCCCAGCGCCACCAATCGGTTCATGCGGCTGGGCAGCGTGCCGGTGCTGAGCTTTCCCTCCTCGGTTGTCGTCGGCGTCACCAATTTCCAGCAAGGCAACCACTATCACGTGCTGCGCGGCACCACGCTGGACGCTGGGTCGTTGCGCGAGGTGGCCGGGCTGGAGTGGCTTCCGGCGGGCCCGGCGGTCAACACCCCGCTCACTCTGACCTACGTGTACAACCGGGTGCCCGAGATACTGCAGGCCGTCGTCAAGAAGGGCAAACAGCTCACCACCGACGTGCTGGTGCACCAGGCCAGCTACGCCTACCTGAAGATCTTCCTGTCCATCGAGTACGACCGGGGCTTTGTGGTCTCCCAGGTGGTCAATGCCATCCAGGACCGGATGCGCGGCTACTTCGCCGGGATGCCATATGGCTCCTGGCTGGAGGTCAGCGATCTGACATTGTCCGTGCACCAGGTGATCGGCGTCGACAACGTCGCGCTGACCACCGCCGCCGAAGACCCCAACAACTACGGCATCTGGGTCTTCGCCGACAGCTCTGACACCGTTCCACTGTCAGTCGAGACCGAGGACTTCAAGCTGGTCGACAACCAGCTCCCGGTCTTCGTCGAGGCCGTCTGCTTGAGAAAGCCGAACCGCTAATGCCCAGTCAGAGTCCATTCCCAATGATGCCGTCGAAGTCGACGGAGCTTCGACTTGGCCATTTCGACGAGCAGGTCTATGCAGGCGATTCGTCCACCATCCTTTACAAGTTCATGGACGCCATGTGCGGGGATAGCGGTGCCGGGACACTGAAGAACGAGATATTTCTTCAAAGGCTAAGCGGCGCAATGGATTCCATATATGGAAGTGATCTTGATTACATATTCGGGAACATGCATTTCCTGAGCCGCAGCCCCGATGAGTCCTATCCCTACAACACCGCCACCGAGATGCTCACCTCAGATCAATGGGATGAGGTGGTCATCAAGGATGCCTGGTATCGCGCCCGGATCACCGAGTTCTTCCAGGCATGCACGGCGGGCGGTACCCATAACGGCATCCGGCTCTGCGTGCACGCGGCCGTGTCGGTGGATTGCGAGATCTTCGAAGTATGGCGCTATATGGACAATTTCGGCCTTACAGCGCATCTGGGCCGAGCCCCGGTCAACACCCGTCAGGAGGTGGTCATCCGGCCGCACAAGGAGATCCTGGAACCCAAGGAACGTCGTCTGCTACGTGACATGCTGGACAAGGTCACCCCGCAGGACACCGTGATGACGATCGACACCCGAGGGCTGTCCGTGTCGGCTCCGGTTAGTGTACGGGCCCGCGCAGCCGACTCCACGTATTACCAGGTGGAGAAGATCGTCACTGCCACACCGGTTCTCGAATCTCTGCCCGCCCCGGAGCTGCTGGCCATCGACCTGGATCCGACCGAAAAGTGGCTATTCTCAAGGTCTCCCGAGCTGGCCCCGTACTCGATGTTTAACATAAGCAGCGAATATGGATATTATTATCTGATCGGCGGTGGACCGCGCAGCCCCATCGACGCAGTCACCTACGGCACCCTGCAGTCGGACGGCTCGGTGCGAGCGGAGAACCCGTTCCAGATGTTCGAGACCACCGGACAGTACACCGACTGGATCGAGTACGAGATCGCCGACAGCCCGGATAACTATCCCGGCGGCAAGTTCGGCATCACCCCGACGACCGCGCCCGCGCTGACCGCCGATAAGGCCCCCTACCAGTTCCCCTACGCCAGCCAGCAGGACTACATCAACGAGAAGAAGGCCGACGTGCTGTCCGTGGGCGGCCTGGCCGACGACGTGCGCTACAAGCTGCCGATCGAGAAGCCGTCTCAGGTCAAGCGCACCTTCACCGCTGATCTGGCCATCGCCTACTCGGCTCCGGCCCGTGACTCTACCGTTTCGGCGTCCTTGACGTGTCGACGACCGCGCCAGAACGTCCACCTGGGTGGGCTCAATCCGGCATCCTTCGTAAGGAGCTGAGATGACCCTCCTCGGCGGCGCAACCAAGTACTACTTCGACTTCAATTTTCCGCTCAAGGTCGTCCAGTTCATCCTGAACCTGATCTTCGGGAAGAAGGGCCAGGCGGCCATCGACACCGGGGTTCGGGAGTGGTTCTCCCAACCCCGGCCCGGCAGTGACACCGGCACAGAAGTCATTTCGACGATCTTCAAGCTCCCGCTGTCGGTCTCCGAGGTCACCATCGATATCCTGCGGGTGCCCTGCACGCTGGAAGTCTGGTATCAGGATCGCTCCAACAACTGGCGACAAGTGATGGACATGCAGCGAATTCCCTTGCATGTCACCGTTTCTGGATCAGACACCAAGAGCTGGTACAAATACCACGTCAAGTGCTACCCGATCGTCGCCAAGCAGTTGCAGATTCGGATCACTCGGAATAACGACATCACCCTGGAGAACATCCCGTACGTCTGTGGCCTACGAAACATATTGATACGCCGCAACGTCTACGACCGCGCGCAGGGCTCTCAGTACTTCGAGGAAGAACAGGACATCCTCGGCAACGTCATCACCAAATACATCAAGGACTGGGATGCCGGACGGGCCTTCGACGACAACCCCACCACGTTCTGGAAGAGCGAGGCGATGCCAGATCCTCTGGCAGTGGTGAGCCTCTATCTCGACGTGCGTGGTGACGACGGGACTCCCAAGCTGGTTGACAAGGTCTATCTGGATCCGGTCTACGCCGGACAGATGCTGAACCTGTACTACAGCTCAGATGACACCGTGGGCACTCGCAAGCTGAGCCCGATCACCATCTATCCCGACGAGGATGTCAACACCACCTGGCGCATCCAGCGCGGCCGCACCGACACCGCTGGGGCCCCCACCGACGACGCCTACTACCGGTTCCCGTTCAACGTCGGCCCACTGGTCCGTGAGGACGCCTGGGTGGGCGTGGAATGGGCCCCAGTCTTCGATCCCACCGCCGGGCCAGCACAGAACCCGGTGCTGCTGCGCGCGATCTCGACCGGGCCCACAACGGCTTTCAAACCGTCGGTGTACTACGACGTCGGCGCGGCCGAGTTCATCCTGGAGTTCACCGACGGCACCGACACCCGCACCTACACCGCTCCGGTCACTCAGCTCTTCACCTCCGGTGAGCCGTTGCGCATCGTGGCCGGATGGAGCTACGACCCGGACACCGTCTACATTTCGGTGGCCAACCGTACCGGCCAGGAGATCGCACGCCTACAGGACGAACCCACCACCCTGCCCGAGCTGGTCAGCTTCGACGGCCAGGTCGAACACTGGAACTTCCGGGGCACCCTGACGGCCACCATCATCAAGCTGGATCATTGGAGCCACAGCGCCAACTTCCAGGCCAATCCGGTCTACTACACCGCGCCCGATCCGGTCATCCCCGACGCCCAGGGCCGCATCCCGGCCACCAGCCTGGACAACGCCATCTACGTGCGCTCCTCCACCGCCCAGGAGCACGGGACCGGCGGCGCGAGCGAGACCCACTACGAGGACAAGGAGTGGACCCCGATCTGGCGGGACTACCTCACCGTCAAGGGCATGATGTATCTGCCCCAGGCGATTTCGATGAAATTCCTGAAACTGGAATTCACGAACCTCACCTGTGAGCCGTATCCCGTGTACGAGAGCGGGATTGAGGTGCGTTACAAGGTCTTCCCGACGTCGGTCACGCAACAGTCCTCACTGGGCCCGCGCATCTATACCGGCGAGGGCGGCCCACTCGGGCTAGGCACTTTTATCAGCGTCAACGGTGTGCGCAGCGTCAACTGGCTGTCCCCGCAATCGGTGATAAACGCGATCGGCACGGTCTTCAGCCCACAGATCCCTCCGGTGGTCATCAACCAGGGCAACCCCTACATCACCGAGGCCATCCCGCAAGCCCAGGACGCCAACGCCAGTGAGAACTATCGGGTGGAGATGTCGTCGTCCTACGTCTACCGGCGTGACACGCTGGATCCCTACATCCTGGCCACCGACCAGTACAACACCATCATCAAAGCCGAGGGGCTGCAAGCACTTCAGGATTTCACCGACGTGCCGTGGGATGAGATCGCGGCCGCCAATCCGGGGGCCATCACGCGGGTGCGTGGCAGCATCGGCGCGATCCCGGTACGTGGCACCGACTGGTGGATCTTCCCCGGCCAGCAGCTCAGGATCCCGGCGGCGGTGATGACCAAGCTGACCGACACCTCCACGGTCACCGAGAGCAAGCTGACTCTGGAGCACCGGGTTCGCTTCAACACCACCGCGATCCATCGCTACGCCTACAAGACGCTCAAGCGTGACGCGGCGATTGCCTACTTCGCGGGCGTGCGCGAGGTGCTGCCGTTCACCTCCACCTTCATCGCCGAGGAGGACAAGCCCCAGTTCGACTTCGCGCTGTACGACCCCGGCCAGTGGGTGGCCACCAATACCCGCCAGATCGCCTCGGGCCCCACCAGCGCACTGGGCAAGATCTACCGCATCTCTAATCCGTCCTTCGACACCTCCCTGGTCAACTGGATCACCAGCCCCGGCGACGGCGGCTGGGTCCAGGACCGCAGCAGCGGCCACTACGCCTTGGGCTCGGCCAAGGTCTATGCCGATGAGCGGATCAAGGAGCTGATGAGCACCAAGCTCTCTGTGGTGCCCGGTGACACCATCAACGTCTCCTGCTGGGTGAAGTGGGCGACCATGGTCGTCACGGCCGGAGAGGCAGCCATGCAGCTCGGCGTGGTGGCCTACCAGACCGTCGACAACGTGGCCACCGCCGTGTCCATGCCGGTGCTGGCCCAGATCGACTTCACCGACTGGACGGTGCACACCGATTCCGATTTCGTCCAGATGCTCGGCACCTGGACGGTGCCCGATGGGGTGGACACCATCCGGGTGCGGATGGCGCTCACCGAGGAGGCGCATTCCGGCAACGCCTGGTTCGATCTGGTGAGCGTCGAGGACGCCACCTTCAACACCGGCACGCTGTACAAGAACTTTTCCACCATGAGCGACTTCTCCAAGGCCACCGTCGAGTTCCGCGACTCCGGGCTGATCCGGTCGGATTCCATGTGGGCC